CTCCAACGTTGGTGCCGAGGGCCGCACCAACGTTGGAGGGCAGTAGAACGACGGCGGCCGGTTGGGGGGTGGTCAGGCGGCTGCCGTTGTGCAGGAGCCAGCGGGCCATGCGGACTCGCGGAAAGGTGTCGTCGTCAAATTCGCTGTAGACCCAGGCAAAAGCTGGCGCATAGTCCGCCAATCCGAAGCGGCGGTGGATTTCGCAGGCCAGCTGGAAGCAATCGGTGAGGCCGCTGTTGTCGTCTGGCCGGTGGCCCCAGCCGTAGGTCAGCCCGATGAGGTCGTTGACGTTGATCACTGGAGGACCAGTTGCGAGTCCAGTGGCAGGGGGCCTACTAATTCGCGGGTGAGGGTGCGGTTGGGGAAGTTGCTGGTGACGCTGTCGATCGCAGAGCGGAATCGCAGCTCCAGTGTGGTGTCACTGATGCTGCTGCCGACGCCGACGTAGTATTCGACCTGCACGTTGTTGGTGTAGTTGCCGTCAGCGGTTAGCCAGACGGTGGCGAGTTCCAGCGTGCTGAGGCGGTTGCCGTCGCCTGCGTAGAGCATGGCGACTGATATATCGAGGTTGGGGAAAAGGATCTGGAGGATGTTGTTTTCGCCGTTGAGGCTGGCGATGGCACCCTCGGCGCGGAAGGGGGCAAAGCTGTAGGTGCGGCCGGCGTAGACCTTGTTCTGGTTGGCGAAGTAGTTCTGGAAAAAGTGGCGGTTGCCGGTGCTGGTGGTCAGGTCGAAGAACTGACAGATGCGGATGTCCATCAGTCGTCGAGGAGGGGATTGCGGATTTCGCCAGCGAGGTTGATGCGGACATTGTTGATGCCAGGGCGGATGGTTTGCACTTCAGGTGGGCCGGCATATTCCCAGCGAAGGCCGTCGATGCTCGCGTTGGCACGAGCAGCCAAGGTGCTGGACATCCCAGCGGTGACGTTGGTGCTAAGGGTGAAGCGGCGATTAGCTGCAGTTTGGCTCCGGTAGTGGTCCAGCAGGGTGACGACGGTGGCGTCGGAGATGCTGTCGAACTCCAGGTCTAGCTGGGCGCCGTAGGGCGAATTGCCGTACGTCCGCTTGACAACTGCACCACTGAGGGCGCGGTACATCTTTTGTGGATACACGCCAGGGCGGAAGCTGCGGCCGGTTGGGGTGATCGAGGGGAACGCGGCCATCAGCGGATACCGATGCGGCTACGGGTTTGCGGCGATTGCTTGATGCGATCCAGCGTCATGGTCATGCCACGGCTGGCGCCATCTCGGGTGGCTTGGCGGCGGGTTTCGGCCATGGCCGCCTCCAGTTGGTCTCTACTGACGTACTCTACGCCGCCGATGCTGGTTGTCTGGAAGCTCATGTTCAGCACCGGCGATCCACCACTGCCGGGTGCGGCACCCATTGCATCGCGCAGGCCGGAGTTGGAAACAACGCTGCCGTTGCGCCCTGGCACGAACAGCTCGGGGCCGTGCTCACCAACGACGTAGGGCGATCCAGCAGAGACCGGGCCGCCGTTGGCGCGGAAGGCACCGCTGTAGTCGGGAATTCCGGGCAACGCCGGGATTCCAGCGTCGACGGAACCGCCGAAACCTGCAGCATTGCTGGAGAAGCCGCCTCCGGTGGCTGCACCAGAAAAAATTCCAAGGGCTTTGAGGATTGTGCCGAGGATCATCATTGTGGTTTGTTTGGCGATGATCTGGGCGGCCATGTTGATGAAGTTTTCACCGATGCTCCGCATCATGTTGGCAAGCGCTTCTTGTGCGCTGGACGAGCCATTGATTATTTCTTGGAACGCTTGACCAAAAGCGTTACCCATGTTGTCTGCGGCCAAAACAGCGACACTTTCGAGATTTGTCAGTTCGGCCAGTTCGGCTTTGAGTTCTTCCATGCGTTTTTGGCCCGGTCCTTGAGTGCCAGTACCAGCGGCTGCGACGGCGCGGTTTCTGTAGGCCGTAATCTCCTCTTCGGTCAAGAGGATTCCTTGTTTGCGTAGGTCGATGATGTCGAACTCGATCTGACGGAGTTTTTTGGCGGCTTCGTCCTTGACGCCAGCTAATTCAATTTCGCGGTCAAATTTTGTAAGCAAGTCGGTGTATTTTTCTGTCCTTTGCGCTTCAATTTCTTCTACTTTTAGTAGCGTGTTTAGGCGCGAGTTTTCGATAGCCTGCAGACCTTCTTGTACGATTGCCTGTTGAGCGTTTATGTTTTTCTCGTTTGCCAATGCTTGCGCGTATCTATACTGGATGTCGAGTATTTCTTTTTCGCCGTTCAATCTGGCCACAAGGCTGGCATCTTTTACCAGCTCGGCGTTAGAGATTTTTTCCTGGAGTTGGCCTTGAATCCGAAGCATTTCGGTTTCGGCCATGCGGTCACGAATGACTTCAGCAACTCGTGCAGCTTCGCGGGCTGCATTTTCGGCGCTGCGATCGCGCTTTGCGCCGCCGCCACCGGATGCGGCCATTTGCCCTGGGGCCGTAATGCGTGCAATCGTTGGAGCTGTGCCAGGGCGAGATACGCCTTCGGGCCAGTTGGCATCCATCCCTTGATTCAGATTCAGTGGAGATGCAACACCACCGCGTTGGTTTCCGCCACGCAGAGAAGCTATTCCAGCGAGTATTTTGTAGGCCGCTCCAAGGCCTGGAATCATACCGATTATTTGTGTTGTTATACCGCTAATCAAGCCTGGGACACCTGCCAAGGCATTTCCGGCTTGAATACCTAAATTTACGAGTGCGCCTGTAGTGGCCGACAATAAAAGAATTACAGGTTCAATGCTTTTGAGTATGTCTGAAAACGCTTTTGAGAACCTTAAAGCTAATGTTTCAGCTGTTTTTGTAGCTTCATTTGTTTGGATGTTAAAACTTTCTTTTATCTTTGCGGTTAAGTTATCAACTGCTAGTTGGATCTGTGTAAATGCTTCGGCGTAAGCGCTACGGGCTTTTGTAGGGCCTTTAGCGCTTTCGTTGGCCAGATTGACAAAAGCATCTGCCAAATCTTGGACGGAGATTTTGCCGTCTTTGGCCATTTGCAGCAGTTCGCTGCGGCTTACATTGTAAGTAGAGGCTAGTTTTTCTTGGATTGGTATGCCTTGGCTCGTTAGTTGATTCAGTGTCGCTTGCGTTACTTTGCCGGACTCAAGAGCGGAAGTAAATGCTGTAGAAGTTTTGTCGATTGAGCCGCCATAGGAAGCTGTTAGTTGTGTAAGAGCCTGGATAATGCTGGCTTGGTCACTGAGTTCCAAGCCAAGGCCGCGGATATTTTGGACAGCGGCTGTAAATTTTTCTGCGTCTGCGCCAGCAAGTTTGAACGCTTGCTGGAGCTGAATTGTTTGTTGGGCGGTGAAACCGATGTCGGCGGCAAGTTCTTTTACTTTTGCGCCTTGTTCAGCAATACCGCCGAGAAGTGTACCGAGAAGAGAACCCGCAAATCCTCCGGTGCCACCAAGAAGACCTCCGATAGCTCCGCCCAAGGCACCGCCGGTTGCGGCTCCGCCGCCTTGGCCGAACAGTAACGGAAAGGCACCGCCAATAACGGCGTTACTTACAACACCGCCTAACCGACCCGTGGGTACTCCGCCTCCGGCCCTGGTACGGCCAGCATTTCGTGCTAATTGAGGACCGATAGGTTGCGTATATTGTGTAGAAGGTCTAATACCTGCGCGGAGTAGATTTACTTCTCTAGCTACTGCGGCGTTCAGTTCTCCGCGTATTTGAAGTTGTTTGTTTAGCTCGCTAGCTTTTCGCTGCTCCAAAGCAAGCAAGGCTTTCTGTAGATCTGCTTCGTCCTTGCGTTGTGCCAGTGTACGAGCTATACGTTCCCCGACAAGACTGGCTTGGCCTTGCAAGGGGGAAGGTTGCGGACCTATAGGTTGTCTAAAACGTGTAGTTTCAAAAATACCAGCTGCTGATAATTTTTGAAGTCTTACTATTTCTTGACGGCGCTTTATTTCTGCATCTATTAAAGCGTTTTGACGTGATCTAGCGGTATTAGCTTGACCGAGTGCTGTTACGTACTCTTGTACAGCCTTTGTTTCAGCTCGTGTACCTGCTGTAACCAAACTAAGCGTACGTGAAGCTGTATTTAGATTATTTACGTAGTTTTGAATACTTTGAACGAGGCCGCCACGTCCCCCGACAACGTTGTTGAGACTCTCAGCAGCTGTAGCGCTTTTGTTTATCTCGGAGCGTAATTGTTCTAGAGAACGTACGCCTTTTACGCCGATTTCAATGTCTGCTCTGTAGGCCACGGCGTTGGCTTTGAGTCTGGTACTTCAGTTTACGGCAGAAAGAAGCCGCCGGGGTTAGCGGCGGCGTTTGGCTTTGTCTAGCTCTTTCTGTTGGTCCTCGTTGAGGATCTGGAAGTAGGCGCTCCAGCCGATCAGCTCTTCGGCGGTCATTGAGGCGCGGACCTCGCGCAGGGACTTGCCTAGCTCTTTGGCGACTCCGAACTGGAGCATGAGCCAGTTGTCCTTGCGGAGTTCGGCGCTCAGCTCTTTGGGTCGATGGGCTCGGCGTCGTCGGTGATGATGGCGAGCATCAAGGCTTGGAGGTCCTTGTCCTTAACTTCGTTCTTGAGGACGTCAATCTCGCCGGCACTGAAGAGTTTGGTGCCGGATTCGTCGAGGGCCTTGGTGATCAGCAGTTGGAGGGCGAAGGCGTTGGCGTCGTCAGATTTGGCCTGCTTTTGGGCGCGTTCGCGCTCGGCCATGGTGAGAGGAGTGACCCACAGCTCGAAGGTGCTGCCGTCAGAGAGATCGACGGTCTTTTTGACGGGCTCCAGGTTGGCGGCCTTGCGGAGGCGGTCAATGGCGCGGACTGGAACGGGCATACAACGAGGATGTTGATGCTTCTAGTGTAGCGGAGTAGACAGTAAAAAAGCCCCGCCGAAGCGGGGCCTGGTGTTTGTTGTGTGATTTCAGCTCTTGCTGAAGTCGAAGGTGGGGGTGCCAGCGGGGCGGAAGTTGACGGTGACCGATTGCGCGTCGTCGGGATTGATGTTGAGGCTGGCGGAGGTCAGCACGGCGTCGAAGGAGATCGAGCGGCTGAGGGTGTCGCTCAGGGTGCCGCCGCTGAAAACGCGGTCGGTGTAGAGCTTGAAAGCGGCGCCATCTTGTTGGCGCTGCAGGACGTCCTCGATCATCCGGTTGGAGAGGGCGGCGTCCTCGTTGGTCATGTAGACCGTAGCGGTGCCGGTGCCATCGCCGAAGCCGCTGATGTAGGTGCGGAAAGGCACGTACTGACCAGGGGTTTGGCCGATGGTGGTGACGTCGATCTCGGCGCGGCTGATCTCGAAGCTCCAGTCGCGGACTTGGCCGACAACAGCGAAGTCGGCGTAGGCGACTTGGAACTCGTTGGGGGCAACGGCAGTACCGTCGTCAGTCAGGTCGACGGCGACACCACCGAGAGTGGCGGAAACAATCAACGCACCGGTTGAAGCGGTGTAGGTGTTGACGTAATACGTAGTGCCAGCGACCAGAGGGTCGGGCAGTGTACCGGTGCCGGTGCCGCCGGTTTGGCTGTTGATCACGCTGAATTTGACGGGATCACCAGCTTTGAGGTTCAGAAAAGTCTGAACCGTCATGGTGTTGGTCGAAGCATTGACGTTGGTCTCACCGAACGTACCGGTGGTGCCAGCGGGCTTGTAGTAAAGGGCGCCGGACGTGCCGGACAGAACGGTGGTGGCCATAAGGGCGTACCAGATGGATATGCAGTGGGGCGGGACACTGCCCGGCTCTTACAAGAATAGCAACAGTCTTTAGCTCAGGACTGTTGCTACCCAGCTTGTGTCGATGCGACCCACGAAATGTGGGGCGTCGTCGGTTGCAGAAAATGTCGGTCCGTTTATTTCGCCAAGGCGGAAGAAAACGCCGCTAGATGTTTTTGCGGCAGCATTAAGTGTTTCTAGGACGTTTACGGCAGTGGTGATTAGGGTTTGGTTGCGGGCGGGACCCCTACCTTTTTCCGTAAATACGCGGATAACAAGGGCGCCACGTGCGTTATCAACGCTAGTAGTAAG